CTGCGGATATATGGGCCAATGAATAATCGTTTGATTTCAACTGAGCTGGTATATTGTTTGACTGTGTGCCATTCTTCAACCGACCAACCTAGTATATGACCGTACCAAATGATCCAACGGCAGGTCCAAACAGTTAGGGCATTTATTATCACACGCATCCTGTAGTCTCCAGCATGGATTTGACAGCATGATAATCGTGCTTAAATGAACCTAGGGTGATGGCTTTACGCAGTTTAATATCGCCCTGTGGTTCTACACTGTGTATCTGTTTGACATCTAGCAACCATATATCGCCTGGCTCAGCTACAAAACTGTCTACAGGTTCTAGGTCACTATCAGCATAGATATAACCATCTGTCTGATTCTCAATTTGGAACTTGCTGGGATCCGTGACCTTGCTTTTATAAAATACAGTGCGACAGTTGTCTGTTGTGATATAAAAATTAATGGTAGATATGATTTCAGTGTCAGTGTGTGGCGGGATACGGCAGTTGATGGTCATGACTGTCAAGTGAAAGTCGTCCCAATACTGTTTAGGCAAGATGCTGTATAGACGTTCAGCATCAGGTGACCATATCTTTTTATAGTCAATGCCCTGCTTGATGCCGTCGACTTCCGTGCCTGTAAAGGTCTTTAGTCCAGAAGTAACAGCATATAAGGGAGTTTCAAATGTAGTAGTTAGTTTGGTGAACATTTCCAGTCTTTGATTTTGGCCATACGCCCTGCCCAGCTTCTTAATATTACTGTGTTTGAATGTTGCTTGTCAACCACTTTACGTAAATCAGTGCTGAGTGAAATTCTCAAGTCATCGCTTTTGTTTTCTTCTACACCATGTAGGACATAGCTGGGGAAGAATATCAGGCGACCTTCTACTGCTGGATATCTGTGTTCGATCACTTGTGGAGTATCGCTGAGATAACCTGACTCCCAATTGATGGCTTTGCCTGTGTCAAACAGTATCAAATCACCACAGTTGGGTTTGGCCTGTATATAGTATGTTGCGGCTATTGCTGACTCTGTATGTCCATGCACTTCCAGCACTTCTCCAGGTTCGCGCACATTGACCCAGCCCATGAAATGTTCACAGGTGCGTATGTTTAGTTTGCGCACTTCAGGAACTTCTAATGCTATAGCACGAGATACTATGTCGATTATTTCTTCTTTTAGGATATTTAAATTAGGACGGCTGTAGTCCCAGATGCTGTTGTGTGGATCCTTGTCTTCACCAGTGGCAATCTGCTTGCCAATGTCATAGATTTCATCTAACAGCACACGATTGAATTCAGCATCGAAACGTGTCTGCTGTTCCCAGACAGGGCTCTTCCAAAATGGGTTCTGTGCGTTCTGGTACCAATGATAATCTTTCTTGAAGTCAGTGGTAGAGTTTTTGTAGTTTACTGCTTCGGCGGCCAGAAACTCAACAAAGCTGTCTTTGCTCATTGTGCTACGCTTTTGGGTTTGAATGACTCAATGAAGCGACCTAGTTCTGCTACTAGTTTGAATACGATAAACACAGCGATCAGCATAAGTCCTTTGCCAAAGCCTGCTGGTTTCTTGCTGGCTCCAAACCAACGTTGCCATACACCAACTGCTTTACAGATCGGTATACCTGCAGACATCAGCATGCGGCCTGTTAGACTACCGTTGGCTTTCTTGCCCATCATGTAGGCCATCTCTTCAGCCCATGGAGTAGCGATGTCAAACGCCCAGCTGGTTGACCATGTATGTGTGATCTCTCTGCGACGTGCTTCTGATAACCATGGCATCATATTAGGGCCATCACCTTCCATCCAGTCAACTACGATGTTGGCCCAAGCGCGATATCCGTTGTAGATATCAGGACGTTCTTCAGCCAACTTAGCACCAAACTCTTGGTCAGCTTGGTAGATGATGCTGTTCATTAGATTAAATTCATGTAACTTGGTACAGATGATCTTACTGCAATTACATGCATAGGTAAAGCAGTCTTGATTGCTGAGGCAGTTGTAAACGCAAGCACAGTTACAGTTGCTTTGTAGCCAAGCCTGGGTATCACAGTTCTGGCAGTTAATAGCCGTGCAGTTGTTGGTTTGATAACATTGTATGTTACCAGGAGTTGGGCCGGTACAATTACTAGAATTAGCATTACTGCAATTACCTGCGGCATTGTTTTGGAAGTAAGCTAGACCATAGAATGCTGTCATGGTTGGTGTTACTGGTCTTTGATTTGGAATAGCCACACCCGTTCCGTCCGTGCCTGCTCCTGCGGCCTGACCTTGTGTGATCAAGTTATTTAAAAATTGTAGTGATGATGAATATGGCGGTGGATGCCCGATTTCTGAATCGATGTCACCAAATGATATTTTTCCGCTTGCTGGTAATGTCATAATTGTCTTCTAAAAAGTATAGCCCCATTTGGCAATGTCTTCAGCAAATACCGTGGCTATGATATTTTTTGTAGTGTCATTGTAATATGTAGTGTAGTCACTGTTTCTCGTTGATGCGTTTAACTTTGGAATAGCCGATGTCGCTCCTCCAAACATATCTCTTATTGGCTGTATGTCAGCTTCAAGATTCTCAAGTTTTACTATTAATTCAACATCTGTATCTATCCATGCACTCTGTGGCGAATCTGGATCCAGTCCCCAACCAGTCGCAGTAATACCTGGATCATAGCCTTTGGTCACAAACTCTGTAAAACTAGGCATCTCTGTCCAACCGTTATTAGCTAGGAATTCTTGCCTTTCGCTGTCTGGTAGTAGAGTAGCTATTCGAGAATACACAGAAACTACTCGATCCCATGGATTTCTAACTATAGTAAATGTATAGTTTCTAGGTACCTGTGATCTCAGATTAGACAATGTTGGCCAATCAGCTATCATCGGACCAAAGTTACAGCAGTGTGGTGCTGTTGCATCAGGATAAGTTTTTTCTGTATATTCTTTAACTACTAACTCTAACCAACGGTTAATAGATAATCCTGCATTTTGCGGTATGTGCAAAAATGTTAGATTTTGTGTTCCTGTTAAAGACATTGACGCCATTGTTTTATCCCGGTATTTAACTATTTATTTCTACTCTGGCCTTGCCGTATACCTCAACTCCCTCAATAGCACCAACTTTTTCGCTGACTACTTTGATAGGAATAACTCGTTTACCGCTCTTTTCTTCATGTTGATAGATCGTACCAAATATATCTTGGCGTTCTAGTGGTAATGTTTCGCTTTTGATCAGTGTAGGAATATACCCATTGGTAATCTTTTCTAATGCTAGGGCAAATAGAGCTACTGTATCACTGTAGGCATTAGCACAGCTGACATCCCAATATTCTTTATCTAAGAACATACAAGCACCTTGGCAGATATGCAGCACTGGGCATTCAGGACATTCCTTGCGATTGCTCCAATGTGTCACTGATTTCAGTTCAACATTTTTATAGTCATCTAAACTGCCACCAAAGTGTCGTTCACCGTTCTTGCTAATCTCCACTGCTGATACGTTCTGACAGGTAATAACATTGCCGCGTAGATCCACAGCGATAGTATTAGCATCGTCCATGCCGCATTTTTGACCAAGGAATTTAGCAGGTCTTTGATTGAGTAAATTAGTAGTGAAATTGTTGATCTTAGACAGCTGACCAGTAAAGCCAATGTTGCCGTATGTAGTAAATATGTCAGCGAATGCAGTGCGGCGGAATTCAAAGTGTTCTTGTAGTGTGTTCAGTGAATTGCCCATGCCATCTTCGTCGTAAGCATCAACCATACCGCCTTCACCTAGGTTAACTTTAGGATCACCTGTTAGGTTAACGAACCAATCATAGATGGCTTTGCGGCTAGAATTCTTGCTGTTTAACATAGCGTTGAAACTAAAGCTCTTGCCCAGTCTGGTCATCATACGATAGAAGCCTAACAGTAATTCTTTCTGTTTAGGATCATCGAATGGATCTGGACCACGCACACTTTGCCCTGGACCGTCGTGGCTGATTGACACTGAAAAGTCCATCATCATCAGCCAGTCAATGATCTCTTCTGTTAGTAAAGATCCGTTGGTAATGATACTCAATTGAGGTTTCTTCTTCCAACCCTTAAACTTAGCCTTGATCGCTTCTGCTAAAGGTTTTAAGGTCTTCCAATAGACCAAGGGCTCACCGCCCCAAAACTCTACCTTTAACCCAAAGTCTTCATCAAACTCTAAGACTTCTAGTTTCTGCATGAAACTTTCAACATCATCTTTGTTGGTTTCTGGTGCACGTTCTACGAACTTTTGACTGCAATAGTCGCAGGTGTAGTTACAGCTCAAGCCCATCTGAATTTTAAGATGCTTGATCAGTTTGCTTTTCTTTAAAGGATGGTCTTTGTCAAAAGGTTCTGATATCTGATTGAATTGTGTAGGCATACGCATCTGGTCAGCGGGGAATCTAAATTGATAACCTTTGCTGTCTGTCAAGACATTGGTCATGTTATCGTAATAGAATATCGCTGTGTCACCAGCTTGGCGCTCTGCATGGATCTCGAATTTCATGTTGATTCCTATGTGTTTTTACTATTTATGCTGTTTTTAACAGGGTCAATAAAAAACCCCTTTCGGGGTTTTCTATAGGCTATCTACAAGGGCAATTATCAAAGCCACGAGTTCTACAATAATCGGCATAGTCTTCAAACTCCCTATTGGTCATACTAGATCTTACCCACTAAGTCTAAACTTGGAGCGATAGTTTCTGCACCCTGTTTCCATTTAGCTGGGCATACTTCACCTGGATTAGTAGCTGTGTAGATCGCAGCTTTTAATTTACGCAGTGTTTCACCAACATCACGAGCGATTTCATTGCTGTGGATTTCAGCTGTCTTGATCACACCTTCTGGGTTGATGACGAATGTGCCGCGAAGTGCTAGTCCTTCTTCTGGGATATGCACACCAAAACCATTGGTCAATGTGTGTGTTGGATCACCAACTAATGGAAATTGGGCTTTGCCTACTTTAGGGCTAGTTTCATGCCATACTTTGTGTGAGAAGTGTGTGTCAGTTGTGATCACATATACTTCAGCACCTGCTGATTGGAATTCTGCATAGTTGTCTGCTGCATCTTCTACTTCAGTAGGACAGTTAAATGTAAATGCCGCTGGCATAAAGATAAACACTGACCATTTACCTAAGATTGACTCATTTGATACTTCTACAAACTTACCGTTATGGAACGCTTGTGTTTTAAACTCTGGAACTTGTTGATTAATCAAAGACATTTCTTCCTCCTTTTAAATTAGTGTCTTACATATATTATATATTAAATTTTTTAATAAAAAAAGCCGGTTTAATAGGTTTTTTTAATTGAATGATTTAATTGGGATAATAAGAAAAACTAATAAGCAGTAATGCTGGGTGTTATAGGACCGGTGGATAAACGTTGAAAACTTACACGTTTGTGGATAGAAGGATGATCAACTTTGCTGAGATGGTCAATAAACCATTCGTAGCCCAAACCTGTCATCTTGACTTCTAGACAGAAATCATTGAAATTTTCTTTAGATTTTAATATCCAGGGCCAATATTCTGGTTTAAAATTTGTCAGAGTAATATCACCTTTGGCACTGTCTTGACTAATATAAGAATGATATTGTGTAGATACTGGCATTATTGTCATGAACTCAAGCAAAGCCATTTTATTCTGATGAAGAATCTGTTCTCTAAACAGCGCACTCGGTGAAGATTGATCCTTGTCTATACTATGGCCAGAATGTTTTAGTCCTGAAGCTTTTTGCCGTATATGATTAAAATCTACGCTAAAACGAATTTTGTCGTGCCCAGTAACAAAGTCAGGGACTGATACGAATGCCGGTGATCCGCTGATTAAACAGGCCAATGGGGTTTCATATGACCCCATATACATGAGCTGTAATAAAGGCAAGTTTTCATTTTTAATTCTAGCCTTACGATCTTCACCATAAGCGCCAGGACTGGTTGATTCAAACATAAACTATTTTTTAGTATCGATATGTATCAGGTTTGAATGGACCTTCGACACCAACACTGATATATTCTGCTTGTTCATCAGTTAACGTAGTCAGTCTAGCACCAATCTTATCTAAGTGTAGGCGTGCTACTTTTTCATCTAAGTGCTTAGGTAGTAGGTATAGCTCACCAATCGTGTAATCTTTATAGTTAGTGAATAATTCTACCTGTGCCAACACTTGATTGGTAAAACTGTTTGACATGACGTAGCTAGGATGTCCTGTAGCACAACCTAGGTTTACTAGTCGACCTTTGGCTAAGATGATCAGCTTGTGTCCACCTGGCATGGTCACGTGATCAACTTGTGGTTTGATTTCATCCCACTCACAGTCTTTAAGACTAGCAATGTCGATCTCGCTGTCGAAGTGACCGATGTTACAGATGATAGCATTGTTCTTCATACGTTCCATGTGTTCGTAGGTAATAACGTCAATGTTACCTGTAGCAGTTACAAAGATATCTGCTTGTTCTGCGGCTTCGTCCATAGTAACTACACGATAACCTTCCATGGCTGCCTGTAATGCGCAGATTGGATCGATCTCAGTTACCCATACCTGTGCTGATAATGCACGGAGTGCCGCGGCACTACCTTTGCCCACATCACCAAATCCTGCAACAACAGCTACCTTACCTGCGATCATAACGTCAGTGGCACGTTTGATGCCATCAACCAATGATTCACGGCAACCATACAAGTTGTCAAACTTGCTCTTAGTCACTGAATCGTTGACATTGATAGCACGTAATTTAAACTTACCATCAGCGATGGCTTCGTTGATCTTGTGGATACCTGTGGTGGTTTCTTCTGTTACACCATAGATACCATCTAATAGATGTGGAAAGTTAGTATGGATACGACCAGTTAAGTCATGTCCATCATCTAAGACCATATTTGGCGTCCACCCATCTGGACCTGTGATAGTCTGATCGATACACCACCAATATTCTTCTTCTGTCTCACCTTTCCAAGCATACACTGGAATGCCCTGTTCAGCTAGTGCTGCCGCAGCATGATCCTGTGTTGAGAAAATGTTACAGCTGGACCAACGAACTTCTGCACCTAAGGCTACCAGTGTTTGGACTAATACCGCTGTCTGGATAGTCATATGCAATGAGCCAACGATGCGAGCACCTTTTAGTGGTTGTTGATAGTAAAGCTCATCTTTGATGGCCATCAATCCTGGCATTTCTGTTTCAGCGATGGCTATTTCTTTATGGCCCCAGTCTGCTAGGCCGATGTCTGCGACTTTATAATCCATTATTCACTTGCCTCTGTTGTAGGTTGTGGACGGTTACCGCCTTTTTGGCTGGTTGCTGGGTCACTGAACTTGCGATTCTTGCCAACGATCTGTGCATGCTCAGCTTGGATCATCATGTTAAGAAATGTTCTACGTTCATGCTTGTTCCTGATACCGCAGGCTAATTTTTTAGTTGTTTTGCTAAGATTGAAACTTGAGTTAGTTAATGCCATTTTTTATCCTTATCTAATTTTCTTTAAATATTCTGCACCAAATTTACCTTGGTCGATTTCACATAGTGCTTCAACGTTGGGCTTGTTTGCGTGTCGGGTCTTGTCACCATTTTTTTCAGCTATAACACGTTTGTTGGCAATCTCGCGAGCACGTGCCGCGCCTGCAAGGATCATACGGAAACGATTGCCTTCAAATGGTTTAATACAGTTGTCTATATTATATCGTTCTACGGTGTTGGTAACTTTTGGTGTTGACATTGAGTGACTCCATGATAGTTGAACATAGTTAATTATAACAGGATATTGCCTAAAGGTCAACGTTTTTGTCTGGATTTTTCAGACCGTTTGGCACGTGGTTTGGATTTCTTTTTAGGTTCGAGCTCTAAATCAGATTGGTCTTGATCTTGTTTAGCGGGCGATTTAATCAGATTGCCAAATTGATCTACAAATATTGGATTTTTGGTTAGGCTTTTACCAAAAGCACGTGTCATGGTCACTGCCTGTGTGCCGATACCATAGAATCCCAATGCCGCACGTCCCGGAAAGTTCTTGATCAGGAAATACATGACATGTGATTCTGGAATGTCTTCTTTGCTTTTAATCACAGCATAGCAGTCAACTGTGATCTTATTGTCCAACTGTTTGAAATGATGTGGTTGGAAATCCTGTATGATGATCCCGCCTTTGGGATTTAAGTCACTGCCAAAGATAGCTCGCATGGCATCTTCTGGAGTTGGTTCTACGACGATTTCTTTATCTAGTTTATACACGGGAACCAGTTCACCACGCACATCGCGCTGACCTACTTCAGTTATTTTAACCAGTTTTTCTTTTCTTAGTTTAAGCAGTATCTCTCTCGCTCGTTTGCCAAACAAACTGTCGGCACTTTCCCAGACATCAGCATTTAATTTTTTAATAGAAATAGGAATTTCTATATCTTTACCATAGAGCACCACATCGGCTTTTTTGCCACCTTTGGTATCGGTACCGCTGGTTTTCACTGCTGTGATATTTTTTGCGATTAGGTTTTTACCTGTAGGATCTACGAATGTTACAGTTACTGATCCTCGCTGATCTATTTCCTGTTGGATCAGAGTGGCCAATTGATGTTCGTTAGCTACCCCTGCACGATTCACACCTTGTTTGGTAGCATCTTTTACTAGGATTTTAACAGGATTGCCGACGATTTCAACATAGCCAATAGTGCTGATACTGGTCTGTGTTGGATTATAGACCACTTTCATTTTCAGCAGTTTAGTCAGTTGGACTGCTAATGTCTGCATCATTTCAATACGGAATTCTTTTTGTCGTTTGTCTGGTAGATCTGCCATGACAACGATATTATTACCTTTTTTCTGAGTGATAAACCCAAAGGTGTTTACTAAGATAGTATTAATATCATTAAAATTTAGGTCGTCAGCTTTTAAGGCTTCTAGTATGTTGATTAATTCGCGCATGATACAGTATTTATCTGCGTTCTATATCATCTTCATTGCAGTCAATACCGTATTGTATTTCAACTATTTTACAGGGTTTATCGTAGGGATTACTCAATTGATGCCAATCTTCAGCTGGTATAGTAAACTGATCGTGTTGTTTAAGTTTGATGTGGCTTTTAGTAGTGGCATCTTCAAAATCTACAGTGCAACTACCTTCTGCTACATGCCAACGTTCACTGCGATCCCAGTGTCGTTGCATGGTCAAACTTTGACCTGGTTCTATAGTTAGCTCTTTTACCTTGGTGCCTTGGACTTCATGTAACACACGATAGTAGCCCCATGGACGTTCAGTCTTGGGTGCTTTATAATCTTCGAGTATCCAACTGCTGCTGTTCTTTTTAGTTTTGCCACCCACACCAAATACAAAGTCTACATCAGTCACTGACATCTCTGGAATGTTTTTAGCGGTCCTATCACCACCATTGGCAAAGATGATCTTGCTGTTAGGGTAGTTTATTTTAGTTTCTTCGATAATATCACAAGCAGTGTTGTCTGTGTCGTCAAATGCGATAGCATAGTCAACAAACTTTAGATTACTGATGATGGCCTGACGTTCCCTGAAAGGCATGAATGCACGACCTTTTTTACGTTCAAGCCATGCATCACTGTTGATGCCAACGATCAGTATATTACCCAGAGCCTTGGCGGCCTTGAGGTATTCTACATGCCCTGAATGCAAGGGATCAAATCCACCGGTGCAGATTACCACGCTGTTAATCATTTTTTAGGGGGCCTCATTACACCAATTGGTTTAAGCAAAGGTGTTGTTTTGGTTGCGACACCTCTTTGTAACAGTGTGGTTTCTGTAGATGGTATCGATATATTAAACACCCCTTCTTTTTCTGTAGGAGGCATGTTGGGGAATGGTTCACTCCAAACACTGACATAGTCAATAAAGTAGTTTTCACGATCCAACCACGGCATGACTATTTCTTCTTGGCGTAGGCAACCATGCTTGTGTATGCTGCTGACTATGCTGGGGTGTAATAGATTTTTCTCAACTAGGTCCAGCCATGTGGTAGTCGCTGGATCCATGGGTGCGATGTCTGTTTTGTATACCGCTATGTTGATCCAAGGATCTTGGAATTTCTTAAGTAAGTAAGCATCGCGGCAGTCAAATCCATTGACAGCCAACATGTAGATCAGCATGGTCGGAGTATAGTGATAGTAACAATTACTATAGGATCTACTGTAGTATTTGTTGTATTCTACACCGCTGTGCTGTGGCACGCTGAGTATCAACATACCATTTACGGTCATGGCTTCATTCCATCGACGCAGTGTCAGCAATGGATTGGTGCTGTATTGTAAGCTGTCATGCGCCCACATGAAATCTATACTGACTGGAAATAGATATTCCTCGCTGAAATCTCTGTTGACTTTGTTGATGTTCTTTTGATCAGGTATCTGCGCTAGTTTGCTACTGTCGATGTCTACAGCAAAACAGTTGAAATTATAAGCTCTAGGCGGATCTTCAAAATTAGTTAGGTTGGCCCACCAGGTAATATCTTCACCTGTACCACAACCAACATCAGCGACTGTGCGTATGCTTTCTAAGAAATCATCAAATTGATGTAGGATTTCTAATGTGCCTAAACTGTGACTAGCCAATTGATGCGTCCTCCATACCTGCTGTTCTTAAACGGGTTACGTGTCCTAGCATGAAGTTCTTGCTTTCGAGACCTTTCATGATGCCTAACCATTTGTTACGTAATAGTGCTACTTCGTTGATAATGGTCTCAAAGTCGATAACTTCATCTTCACCGTCGACATATTTTTCTACATCACGGCTGGTCAATGCTCGAGCATAACCTTCTAGATATTTTTGGAAATGTGTTCTGCGTATTTTTCGTAGCTTGATGTTAAGGTAATTGAGCACCGCTTCAATCTCTTGTAGTTGATTGAAACGACGCTCCGTTACACCGGGCAGGCCAGCAAGGTTCTTTTCTATGTTGCCATAGACAGCGACTTCCTTGCGTGCTTCTTCTAGTTCTATTTCATAATGTTGTATGAAATCAGGAATCGCTCCTAGACTAGCTACTACTCTACTATACCACATTAATAGTCGTCATCCTCATCTTCATCATAGTCGGCTTCTTCAACTTCGTCTTCACCTAGGTATTCTTGTAGACTGCGTTTAAGATAACTGTCGGTCGCGCCAAATGCTTTTAAATCGCGCTCTACGATGTTGTGATCTGCAACAACAGCCAATACGTGATCAGCTGCCGCCTGGCGATCTTTAGGAGCAATATACTCTTTGGTAGTCAACCAAATTTCACTTGCGATGTCAACTTCTAAGCTCATTCTGCTGTCTCCTCTTCTGTATCGACTGCTACTGCTGTAGTAGTTTCTAATAGTTTAGAGTTTGATGAAATATCTTTCATAACGATGTCTAAACAACCTTCTTCATTAGATTCCCATGCTTTACGGAACTGTTTGATTTCTTTGCCATCAGCTGATTTATAAGCAAGACGATTACCATCTTTACTTAACAGGCCTTTGCCTTCCATCATGTCAGTTAAACCACTGTATGGATTCATACCTGTTTCATATGGAATCTTGATCTGCACTGACTCAAATGGTTTAGCATAACGTGTCTTCATGATCTTACATGCAGCACGGATACCTTTGACTTCTGAGATCTTGTTACCGTCTTCGTCTTCTTTAAGTTTCAATTTGCGCATCGCTACCACGATTGAACTTGCGTAGATAAAACCTTGACCACCTGAAATCTTATCATCTGGATCAAACATATCTTGACTTGCGTAAGTATGGTTAGTTGCTACTAATCCAACGTTGTGGCTACCAAACATATTTACACAATTACGAACCAAGGCTGTAAGTGCTTTAGGTTTACGGCCCATATCACCTTTTAAATCACCTGCTTCAAATTGGTTTACATCTGTTGGAGTCAACATCATACCTAAACTGTCAATGACAAATAGGACTTTTGGACATTCTTCTTTGGGTAATGTCTTATACTCTTTCATGAACTCATGGATAGTTTTAGCCACGTCATCGATCATTGCCACGTTAAGTTTCAATAGTTTATCTTCTGATGTATCTACACCTAGGTCATGTAACCACTTTTCATCAAGTGCGTTTTCTGTATCGATCAAGATAACATAAATGCCTTGTGCTTGTGCGTTACGGATTAAGTTTCCTGAACAGATAAAACTTTTACCTGCGCCAGACTCGCCTGCGAATACTGTTACTTTACCTAGTGGAATACCTCGGTGGAAGTCACCGCTGATAAGATAGTTAAGTGTGTAATTGCCTGTTGAGATCCAATCTGTTGGATCGTTAAAGCCGATACCTAAACCATCAATGCTTTTGGTGATCGACTTTCTAAATTTTGATATATCGAATGGTTTTGCCATAATTTTGTCCTCGTTGAAATAATGGGTAGAGCTTGTGCCCTACCCGTTATCATACACTTATTATTGTGTTTTTTGTCTATTACGGATCATCGCTAAGATGTCTTCAGCACGTTGTGTGCCACCTGCTGGAGGTGTTGCAACTGGTGCTACAGGAGCCGCTGTTGTCATTTGACCAAAGTTTTGTGTTGCTGGTTGTGCCGCCGGAGCCGCTGGTGTGTCAAACTCTTCATCAGCTACTGCTGGTGCAGCTGCTGGCGCTGTTGGTGCTGACTCACTGGCCGCTACTGCTATACCTCTTGGTTTGTAATAGTTACCCCAACGATCTGCGTCATATGCTTGACCATCTACTGATGCTTCAAACATTTCTTTCATGACTTTCAATTCAACTTCGCTTGGTTTCTTAGGTAAGAAATC